TATTGGTTAGATGATTCGAGTAATTGTTGTACGTTCATTTTGTTTAAAATTAAGTTTGTTAATTAAAATTTGGTAATACCTGCTAACAACTTCCATCTAGCAACTGTATCGTTTACTTCAACGATTGGTTTCTTTGGAGCTACGCCAGCAGCTTTTGAAGCAAATCCAATTGATTCTTTAAGAGTGCTCTTCTTTGCTTTAGCAATTGCAGCATTCATAGATTCAAAAATTATTTTAGCTTCTTGTGCGGTATTTGCTTTATCGAATTGAGCAATTACCTTGAGTTTTTGTGATTCATTCAAATTCTTAGCTTTGAAGATTTTGTTAACATAAAGCAACTTAGCGTTAAGCAAGTTTACTTCATTTAACTCGTTACGAAGAGCCTCAATAGTATTGATTGCTTCTTTCATTTCATCTTTGTCTTCTTTTTTCTTCTTGTCTTCTTTTTTCTTAGCTTCATACACGTCATCTTTGTCATCAGCTTCGTCTAAAGAATCAAGTTCAGCTAACAATTCTTCGAGGTTAATTTCGTCGATGTCATCGATTTCATCTTCGATTTCTTGATCATCATCGCCGTCGTACATTTCATCAACAGCGATTTCATCTTCTTCACCGCCTACTACATCAACACCCATTTCGTCACCACCCATATCTCCCATGTCAGCAGCCATATCGCCACCGCCCATTTCAGCTGAGATGATGTCTTTAATGATGTCTTTGAGTTCGTCAACGGTTAAATCAGTGATTTTTTCATCGCTGTCTTCTGAAGGTTCGTCTTCGATTTCAGGTTCGTCTTCAACTTCTTCTTCCTCTTCTTCTTCCTCTTCTTCGCCTTCTTCAGCTTCGTCGAGGTCTTCTTTGTCTTCTTTTTTCTTTTTAGCTTCATCAAGTTCATCTTCTTTACTTAATTCAGCTAAAATTTCAGATAAATCGAAGTCTTCTTCAAGATCTTCGTCGCCTTCTTCTAATGCAGCATGTCTTTCTCTAGCCCCAACATGTTGTACATCATCTGTGCGGTAAGTGTCTTGGCCAAGTGATTTTTCTTCAAGTTCTTCCTTGTCTTTAGCTTCGTCTAAATCTTCTTCTTCCATTTCCTGTAGTTTAGCAGAAATCATGTTTTGAAGTTTTGGAGCGAGAGCTTCTTCAAGAGCAACTTTTGCGTTTGCTAACGCAGCTTCGCGGACAGCTTTAGCGTCGGCGATAGCCTCTTTGAATAAGTCTTTGTTTGACATAAATTGTTTCTCCTTAAATTTAATTTCGGAAATAAGATTATTAGGAATCTTAATGGGGGTTTTTAGAATACCCGAGGTTGCATAAGAATGGGCAACCTATTATAGGATGCCCATAAATATATGTAAATATTGTAAGACGCGAATTATCTATATTGACCTGTAGTCATAGAGTTTGTTACACTATCTATTTTAATATTCATCAGGAGCAGCACCTGCTTTTATATTAAATGAATCACCGTATTTTTCATATACTTGATTCATAATACTTTCAAATACCTTCTTGTAAAAACCAAATAATTCTTCAGGTGTATTAACGAATTGTGATAGATCAGCATTACTGCTTATTAATTTCATAACAGGTCCTGATATTTTAGCACCAACTAAAAGAGGATTATCACTTTCTTGATTTTCTTTTAATACTCCAGCTAATTGCTGCATTCTTTTAATTTCGTTAATTTGATTTTTCATTTTATTTAATATTTAACATATTGGACAAACGCCAGTTTGGTTACAAATAATTTCGGTTATTAAACTATTTACTTTACTATAGTCTTTTGTAGAACCAAATTTCTTTGATTCAGCTAATTGCATATATGCTTGTGGAGTTGAAGGTACTGATACTAAATCCCAACATAATAGTTCAAAATCGTCTTGTACTTCAACTGTTTCACCTAATTGCTTAACACTACCCATACCTCTTGAAGATATTCCAAGTGGAATACCAGCCATTACTAATGCTTTAGCAATGTTGCCTGATGGTGTTGGTAATAGTTGTAATTTACCCATTAAATCGTTTCCTTTCCACCATACTTCTGTAATAATGTGGGAAGTATTTGATAAATTTACAACAGATGCTTCAGGATGATCGAGTTCTCCTAAAGCAGTACGTGTTTTTATTGGACCATCTGCATATTTTTTTACTTCTCTTTCGAGAATTTCGCGAGGATATACACGACCATTACCATTTTTCTGCTCAGCTTCTTGTAATTTACCAACAAGAGTAACTAAACCGTCTCTATTACCTTTGCCTTCTACAAGGGTAAGTTGTGCTTGTTGGAATGGAGTATGATCTATCAGTAATGATTTCATTAATAAAATTCTTTATATTTTGCAGTTTGTTGAGTAGCACCAGTTAAAGTTTTAACTACATTACTTGCCATTTTAAATCTTTTACCCATATAATCTTTATTTTCTATAGGTTTATTAGATTTAACTGAATTAGCAAATGTAGTTAACATATTAGCATCATTTTTATCTTCTTGAGATGTACCTTTAAATTGCTGAAGCTGTTTTAATGCTCCGTCTGGGTTTTTCTTAATTAGATTAAATACATAGTCATATGCTTCTTGATTACTCATTTTATTAATATCTCCACCTTTCTGTTGTTGCATTTCTATACCAGCAACTTGTTTGATTTGTTGTTGTTGAGCTTGAGTATAATTAGATGAACTTAATAAAGCGGCTAGTACAGCTAAAGTTATTAATCCTTTTTTAGCTTTTTCTTTAATTTTATTTAAAAGATCTCCAAATCCTTCATTTACAGCTAAAAGATCATCTAATGTTTCTTTTTCTTCTGGGGATAGTTGGTTTTCTTCATCTAGATTATTGGTTAAATTATCTCTACCATCATACATTTCATCTATTACTTCACGCACAAGTGCTTCTAATTTAGATTGAAGAACATCACCAAATCCAGTTGTGTATCCGAATTGTTTTTTCTGTGGTAATTGTCCTGTAGCTTGTTGAACAGCGTGTCTTAATGTTTTTTCATTATACATTGGATGAGAAACAACTGTTTTATAAGTATCATCTAATTCTTCCTCTTCAATTTCAATACCAGGAGCTATTTTTTCTAATGAAGCTTTTTCAGTATTTGTTAAAGTACCACTAAACATATATTCACCACCAGCTTCATTTAAATTTTCTTTAACAATTTTAGGCATTTTAACTTTCTGCATTGCATTAGCTTTATCAACTAATTCAACTGCTTCTTTTTTCTTTCTAGTCTTTTTTTCTACTGGTGTTTTGACTTTAGGAGCTGAAGGTGATTCAATTCCTGAGAGTTTAAGTGCTGTGTAATAGAATGGATTTTCAGCTAAATGATCTAGAGCAATTTTCTTTGCTTTATCTAAATCGTCTGTATGTTCCAATTCAACCTTAATACCCATTCTTAATTCTTGTGGGTGGATTTGATTTGGATGTAATTCTTTTTTAGGTTCTTTTTTCTTTTTAGCTTCATTTAAATCTTCACTATAACGACAATAATGGTCTGCTACTTTTGTTCTATTACCTTCATCATCTATTCTATAACAAACACCATCTATTTTACGATATGTTTGTTCATATTCATTTAGTTCTTGATCTTCTTCCATTGGATCATAAATTCCAAATCCACCTTTAATTGCTTTTTCTTCTTCTTCTTCTTGACCTATTTTTTTAATTAGATCATCCATTTCATCTTCTTCATCTCCTTCATTTACATTAAGATAATCTTCAATAATTCTTTCAGCTACAACACTTGGTTCCTCTTCGTCCCTATACCATTTTTCTATAATTTTAGCATTCTTTCCACTATGCCATTCACTTTCAAACATTTGTTCGATTTCATCTTCACTTAGTCTATATTTTTCTCTAGCAATTTCTTCTAATTGTTCTCCTACTATTTCATAGAAACTTTCTAATCTTTCTTCTGCTACAGATTCTTTTAATTCAACATCTAATTCTTTTTTCTGAATTTGTTTAATTAAATTTCCTAATCTTCTTTCAGCTGCTTCATCTGGTAGATATTGGCCACCTTCTACTTTGTCAGTACCTTTTTTAATAACTACTCTAATTTCTGGGTTTCTTAAATCATTTCCCATGAGTATTTGGATTATAGGCTCAAGTTTGTTTCCAGTTCCACCTTTTTCAATTTTAGTTTCAAAACCTAAACTTTTACCAAAATCTATTACTGCTTTTTTAAGTACTGGATCTATTTCCTGTATAAATTTATTTCCTTGTCTGACAGCTTTTTTACGATCTATATCACTAGGATTGTCAGACATATAACTTTTTTCTGCTGCTTTCATAGCAGCATTATACTTAGTTTGAGGAGATAACTCATTAATTTCAGCTTCATTTAAAATACTCTTATTTTTAAGAATACGAACAGCATCCTTAAATGAAGTTACATTAGTAATGTATTGAGGCATGGTCATACGCAAATTGCGCATGAAGTTTGACTGTGTCATTTTGCCTTCCTTTAGATCGCGATATTGATTTGCTATACTTTTCATAGTTATCTTCCTTGGCCACGATAATTCTTTTCTGAATGATCGTGTTTGTTAAATGATTTTTTTGCTTTTCCTTTTCTTTTTTTACCAAATGTAACTTTGCGAACATCTCCGCCTTTAGACCCTTTTGCCATTATTGATGGAGGTTTTTAATTTTATTATTTAATTGGTTTACCATCTCAGAAATTCTACCAATATTATTTTGAGTTGCTTTCCAATATGAAATACCACCTTCATCTTCACTTAATTCTTGTTTCATACGAGAAGTATATTCAACAATACGATCAATTTCTTGTAATTTGCGTTTTACTTCACGAATTGCTTTATGTAATTGCTCAGATTTAGTTCTGTGCTTTACATCTTTTTTAAATTTAGAATATGTTACTTCGTTAAGTAATTCTTGTTTGATTAATTTTTTTAGTGTTTCGTTCATTGCTGATTTTTTACCTGGCCATATTTCTTTATAGTCTAGTACTTTAGAATTTTTAGGCATTCCTGGTGCTAGTTTCCATCCTGATCTTTGTGCCTGTTTAGTAGCGGCATTTGGTCCTTGTCCTTTTTTAGCAAATGCAAATGGAGTAGAATAAGCTCCAGCATCACCAGATGTAGACATTTCATCTAGTAATTCGCGAACGAGCTGTTTTATATATTCTTTTAAATCCATTATTTAATTGCCTTTAATTCATCAATTAATTGATAATATTGTAAAAGTGAAATAACATTTTCATCTTTTACAGTTTGAGTTTTATCTAATGGTTGAAGTAAAGTAATTACTTCAGCTAATTTAATTTGCGTAGTTTTATCTGATACTGAAGGGATCATTTTAGTAATTTCTTCAGTTATAATATTAAAATTTTTATTAACAAAATCACGTAATTTAGTTGTGTTAGTGATGTTATTAATAAATTCTTTTAAAATTAATTTTTGGCGATCAGATAAAGTAGAGTATTTATCGTTGAATTTTTCTAACAACATGCGATAAGCTAAAATGCGAGATCCTTTATCCATTTTAGTATATTCTTCCATCACACGATCTTTAACACCTTCCTTATCAACTTCTTTACGTGTAATGTGTTCTAGTAAAGTTACTTTATTATCAATAATATGTTGCGGTGCTACAAATTCAAGTGAATTATGTGCTTCAATTAAATTGTATACTGCAGCGTATTGTGAATAGTTATTAATCTTTGCTTTGAAAAATTCCTCAATATCGTAATGATCACGTATTTCCTTAATCAAATTGTATTTTTCCTTACGTAAAGCGGTTTTATTTAAACGTAAAGAAGCATCCAATGTTGCATTGATGAATGTTTCAGCTTTAGCTTCACTTAATGATTTAGGAGATACTAGCGTTTGATATAATTTATATTCCTTTGCTAGTTCAGATTTGCCAAAATATTTTTTAACTAATCCAATAGCAGCAGAATCTTTATTAGATACAGTATCAGAAGCTATTTGGCGAACCAACAGCTCAAATAAGATACCCGTATTCTTGAATTTGCTGTGTTTAATTTTCATAATGAATAGTATGCACTACCGATAAATATGTATTTATTGTATACCCTTAATGTTTTTTTCATCTAATAATGATGATTCCTGGATAGGTTCTATTGCAAGTTCTTTACGAGCTATGTTCATCCCCTCAAGTAGTCCTTTATGTCTTTTTAATTCGGTTAATGCAAGAGGCGACCCACCTTTAGGAGTACCTTCACCAGTTTCGTTAGGAGTTGAGGTAGTATTATTACCTATTCTACCAGTTCTATCTTTACCTAATGGATCTTGTTGTGTACCTATAATAGATGCTCTTTCTTTAGGGCGGCCTGCTACTTTATCATCATTATATCCTGCAGGGACAGGACCATTAACATTCATTCCTGTTCTACCTTTACCATACATTGAAGCTAGATCATGTGGTGTACCAAACGATCTACCTGTTTTTGCTGGGTCATTGCCTTCGTTTTCAATCTGTGCAAGGCGGAATGTGCGTTTTTTATCTTCAACTACAAGATCACGATATTCATCATATTGATCTTCACTAAATTGGAATACATTGTGATAAATCCAATCTGAAGGCATTAGGTTAGTATCTTGGATTGATTTAGCTAAGTCAACTTTTTCCTTCCATAATGCTACTTTCTCTTGTTCGTAAACTACTGATGGAGTGGTTAGATCTAATTCGAAATTAGCTAGTGCTTCACCATCATATCCTTGAACATACAAATGTACTAGTGCAATTTTATATAATTCAGATAATACTATACGTTGAATACGTTCTACTGTACGAGCGAAGCGAATATCTTCGGCAGCTAATGTAGCTTTTCCTTCTAAATCAGCTTCAAATCCGAAGAATGCTTTAGGTACTTTAAGTGCAGCTAACATTTCATCACGTAAAAATACTACGTCTTCAATTGCATTATATTCTAGACCTTTAATTGTGTCAATCTTAGTTGCAGTATCATTACCACGAGTTGGAAGATAATAATCCTCCATCATGTTCATCATGTTATATCTAAGATTATATTCACCAGTTTGTTGATCAATGTACGGAGTTTTCTTCATTTTCTGCATTATTTTTTGCATGAATCCGTCAACTTCGTTTGGTGGAATATTACCTACGTTTACAGTGAATACACGTTTTTCTGGGGCACGAGTAATACGATGTAATAGCATCGCATCTTTCATTAAAACATATTGTTTATAAGTTTTACGAGCAGGCTCAATGTACGATCTACCATAAGGTAAATAGTTAGCATCAGTTAATAATCTAAAGTGAGCTATTTCGTAGTTTTCAAATGTAATTTTACCATCTTTAGATTCTCTACCAGCGTACATATCGTAATTAGCACCACCATAAGCGGTTACCATTGGATCTATACGGAATATTATCCTAGATGGATTATGAGGATCTTGTCCTTCTTCACGAACCATATCATAAACAGACATAGGTAATACATTGTATACACCAAATTTTTCTGCAATTTGTAAGTGTAAATAGAAATCACCATATTTACACATATTTCTAATCCATACCCACAAATTAAATTCAACGTTTAAAACATCATAAAATAAATTATAAAGAATACGTTGAATATTTTCGTCTGCAGACTTAATTTGTAATACTTCTCCTGTTTCATTCTTTAATGTTGATTCATCAGAAATAATATCAAGAGTAGAAGCGATAATTGATTCTGTGTCCATTGCTTCGTAATCAGTATACAATTGGATACGAAGTGTTTGGTAGTTCATCGTTGGGTTATATGGCATGTTAGCACCATAACGATGAAGTTTTGTAAATCTATCTACAAGAGCATTGGTTTTAATGTTACCATAGGACTGAATTTTATCAATATCTATAGTTCTTAATTCGTTACCACCAACATTTCTTATAATAACATCTGTACTGAACAGGCGTCTAAGTCTATCAAATAAGCCTGGTTGTTGTTCTGCCATTATTATTTTTTATTATATCAATAAATATTTATTAACCAAGCACCCATGATATATCTTCAAATCCCCCACGTCCATCATTGATTGAGTAAGGATTTTGAAATCCAACAGGTGTTGAAGGTCCTAAATATCCAGTTCTGTTAATATTAGAGACCATTGCTCTATTCAAATCCATTCCTTGTTCATAGAATTTCATTGCTGTATCACGTGTAAATAATCCTATTCCTAATGACATTACTAAGTCATCATTATATCCATTTTGTGCTTGTGCTTTACCATTTTGCCAAATGAATACACGTAGTTCCTCTAATAAACGTTTAGAACGAAATATAAAGACCTTTTCTCGAATATACGACTCCATTTTGGAGATAACAAGTGGTCTTGTTTTAGCTGAGGTTGTAAATCCAGGGACTGTTTGATCAGATTCCATTTTAGCCATCCATTTATCTATATTTACTTCACCATAAGTGCGAGGTGAATAATATAGTTTAGGATAATCTTTTTCTATAATTGTATTAATTACGTCCCAACCTACGTTTGCGTTTTCAACCACGAGTAAAGCATTATTATACTCAGCAGCAACAGAAACAAGCATGTTTCCAAAAGTACGAGTGTCGACTTGCGACTTATATTCAGCCACTTGCTCGCAAGTTGTCGCATCAATGATATGGAAAGCAGAGTAGTCGCTACCATCTCCGCGAGCAACGTCAGCACATACAAGATACTGCTTACTATAATCAGGATACTGCCAAATCCAAAAGTCACCACCCATAAAACGACGTTCAACAGGGTCTTGGATATAAGTTTCTTCATAAAATGATAATAAATCAGGTTCAACTACTGAATTACCAGAACCTAAGAAGTCACAGTCATACTCCTGAGCAAATTCTCTAGTTGACATGTTTGCTCGTTCTCTTTCTTCCCAATTTGCATCTCTATCAGGATGAAGATGCCAAGGTAATTTTATAGCTTTAAAGTCATTTTTGCCTATTTCAGCTTCAGAATACATTCTATGAAACCAGTTACCTACACCATTTGGAGAAGATAATGCAATAGCTCCACCACCAGTTGCAATTGTTGGTTTAATACTCGTGTATATTTTATCAACACCTTCAATAAACGCAGCCTCATCCATTAGTAGTAAGGATACTGCGTAAGATCGACCTGCATCTGATGCAGCTGAAGTGGCTACTATGCGTGAATTATTAGCTAGCTGGAATGACAATTTATTATTTGATATAGGTTTTTGATTACCTTTTAACCATGAAGGTAAATTTTCATACATAAACTGTACTTTCTCTACCATTCCTCTAGCTGTTTCTTGTTTAGTTGCTATACAAAGTATAGTTTTATCTTTGTTAAATAACATTAACCATAAGGAAAAACCAGCAACTAATGTTGATATACCTAACTGTCTTGATTTATTGATAATACAAAAACGATTATTCCTAAAATCATTTAATACATCTTCTTGGAATGGATATAAATGAAATAATACTCTGCCTTTAGTTGGGTGGTTAATATAACAGTATTTACGGAAAAAATGTACAGGATCATTGTAACATTTTACATATTCCTGTTTAATTATTTCTTTAATATTTGTTTGACTCATGTATATAAATATATAAAAAAAGCCTGATCTTAACGATCAGGCTATGTATGGGCATGCAAGAGGTTATTATTTAATTAGCAGAAATGTTAATCCGCCTATTGCTAAACCAGCACCAACTTTAGTTAATTGCATTCTAAGTTTTAACTTTTTATTTTGTATTTGAAGTTGATCATATTGGTCTTGCCAATCTTTAATTTGCTTTTCACGTACATCTATTATAATTTTATTATTGGAATCTTTTTCTTCAAATTTTGTTATAATACTGTCTTTAACAAATATTCTTTCTTCATTTAATGCAATGATACTATCTTTTACTACTAAAGTTTGTTTAGCTCCATCTAATTCAATTAAATCTTTAGCAGCACTTACTAGTACTGGTTGTGCTAGTGGAAGTGGATTTGTAATTGTATCTTCTGGGTAGCGAGTATAAAATGAGGTAATAAGTTCTTCTTCAGAGTATGTATCAACTTTACCTTTAGATGAATCAACCCATTTAGTTATTACAATAACTTTAGCTTTAGCTTTATCTAATTGATTTTGTAAATCATAATCAAGATGTTCTAAAGCACCTATTTGTAAATCTTTTTGATGATTATCTTCTTTTAAAGAATCAACTGCGTGATTTAAGCTGTCTTGAGTAGCTTTAAATTCAGTACTTAGACCATCATAATTACATTTATTTATAAAAATCCAAGCTAATAATACTACTATAACTAAAGGAAATACTAATTTTTTCATAAATTATTTTTTAATACCAGCATAATATTGCATTCTGCCTTTTACCCACTCATCTAATGGTTCTTCTTCTGGGTTTTCAATTTCAGGAGCTTTATTGTTTTTTGAAACTGATGGAAATTGAGAGACAATAGATGCCATTTTATCTTCTAGTCTTTTTTTAAGATTGCGTAAATTTTCAACTTCATTATTTGGGTTATCTTGAATATCACCAGGTGTTGGTCTTGATTTTCTAGCTTTTAATATATTTGATTTTACGTTAGCTAAACGACGTTCTAATTCTTGATAACTCATCCATGCATTGAATTCTTCATCTGACATTGAAGCTCCACTTATACCTCCTTTTTCGATTTCGCCTGCTTCAGGTTCTTCATCCCCTGATCCCATTGCTTTAGCAAATGATGCATCAATTTCTTCATCACTCATATCACCTGCAACACCACCTTCTGGTCCTTCTTCACCTGCTGGTACGTCTTCACCATCTTCTGGTTCAGCAGTAGCTGGACGATTTAAACGTGGAGCTGCTTGAGCACCTGATGGTATAATAGTACCATCAGCTACAAGTGCCATAAAATCAGCATTGATTGGGTTTTGTTTATCATATCCCAATGCACTAGCTACATCCATTTTTGACATTGGTTCTTCTGTAGCCTGCATAGCAGCAACTATTCTTGCTTTTTTACCTGCAAAATCAGCAGCAGCTGCATCTGGATTTAGTTCATAGCGAACAGCAACATTTGCTAATTCATCTAAATCATTTTCAGCCATAGTAGCTTTTAAATTTTGTTGGAGGTCTTTTTCTTGTCCTAATATTGATTGTTTTTCAAGATCAAGAGCTTGCTGACGTAGTCTATTTGCTTGAATTTTAAGATCTTTAGGATCCGCTTCGTTTAATACTTCATCAATAGCTTCGCGTATAATCTTTTGTAAGTCTTTTTTATTCATGTTGTGGTCATTGTGTATATAAATATTAAATATTTTGTAAAATTGTAGCGATACGCTCATCAGTAGTACCTTCAACACTAATCAATCGCTTAGGTTTAAATTCTTCTAATGCTAATTGTATAGCAGTATCAATTTTTATACGATATCCTAAATCAGTTTCACGAATTCCATTATTCTCCATAGCAACTCCACGTGGAGATACATAAACTACTATATCATAATAATCTTTAAGACACATAGCTGCTTCAACAAATGCACGTTTTTCACTGTCACTTATTGATTTTGCTGACAGAGTAAATGCACATACATCCCAAATTGTTCTATCTGTAATAATATTAGGTTGTAATAATTCAGTAGCACGTTCAGCCAAAAATATAAATTGACCAGGTAAAGTAGAATCAGTATTCAATGGAATACCTAAATTGCTAAGATATTTACTACGTTCTGTTTGTACACTATAATCCTTTAGACGATCAGTTTCACCTAATGCTTTAGCTAATGTTGTCTTACCTACAGACATTGTACCAACTAATCCAATTTTCATTTTTTATTATTATTATTTATTTTTTTCATTTGACGTGCTATTTTTTTCGCTTGTTTATTTTCTTTAACACGTGCTTTAATTGCTTTATCTGCTCCTGCTTTATATTTGATATCCACAGAAATAGGACCTTTGTCGAATTTATCTAAATCAAAAGTCCATGTTTCTATAGTTTCATCATCTTCATAGACACGAGTAAACTTTGTTTCTTTCATGTTATAAAGATATAATCTTTACTTTGCTTAAACTCTAGCACCTGCTGCTTTACCAACTGATGTTTTGTAGAATGGTTGTCCATTAACGTCTTTTTTCTTTTCTTCCCATTGCTCTTTAGTATGTTTGATTCCAAACAAATAATATTCTGCTAAACGTTTATTGCCTTGTGGTATTAAAGCAGGACCATCCCAATTATGAAGTTTATTGTCTAAATAATAAACGATAGTTTTGTCTGCTGTTTTAATTTTCTTTACTCCCGACATATAAGTTTTATTTTGTTAATTCATGTTTGTTAATTCAATAAGTGCTTCTTTTCTAAGAAATTTTTCAGCTACGTAAATACCTTGTGCACCTGATACTGTAATACCACGGGCTGAAAGTGCATCGCCTACAAAGTGTACATTTGGATATTCTGTAAGTGATAAGTCATGGTATCTAACTAATGGTTCAGGTGATAGATATTTTACTTCAGGAATATACATTCCCCAATCATCACCAAAGTTAAATACTTTATTCATATCATCAATAAAGTTATGAATATAGTCAGCATATTGACCAAATGCATCATCAAACTGTTCCAAGTCATCTATTTGTATAGCACTAACAGTTGTACCTTCAGATGTTAAACTAGGTTTACGAGTTTTGTTAGGTGAATAATACAACCCAGTGTTATTAATTTGTGTATTTCCTACTGCATATCTTGACCATTTAAATGGATCTTCAATGCCTTTAATTTCCATTAAAATACCAAAGTTAGTCATTTGATTTTC